TTTGTTGTTATATTTTTCTTGCTAGGTATTGAAACTTAGGATCATGATTAATGTTCCCATGCGTCAATCTTTTTTGGTACAGTTCCACAACACCACTTTCTGCCAATCTCATAAGTAGATTTGCTTTATCCCTAACGTCATTATTGTAGAACCTATCTCGTGCTAAATATCCCACATGATATTCAAAGACTTCTCCTTTATCAGCTAACTTTATTGCTGTATCGTAATTGTTTATAATCATTTTCTTTCTCCATTTGTTTGTTGTTGTATTCTCTAACAATCATTTTAATTGCTAGACCATTCTCACCTTTAAGAGTATTGAATAATATTTTTACCAATTCTCTTTTGCTAAGTTGTTTATTATCTGTGATCATCATATTGTTTTGCTTGTTCATCTGTTATTTTTTCATACTCCCAATCTCCATGATCCATGATCTCATCAAGTGTTAATGAATGAATGTCAATATAATCTTTGTCATCTTCATCAATACCTATCTGCCAATCTATTGAATGATAGCAGCATAGGTCTTGTCTTAAACTTTCTAAGTCATTATAAACTGCACCATTTGATACACCTTGCCTATCTATTCTTAATATTTTCATGTTTATTTATCCTCTATTTTTTTTGTGCATAACTTAACTACTCCATACCATTTATCTAGCAATAATTTTTTAACTGCGGGATCATTGCATAGGTCATGATCTCTTTTGATTGAACTTAATTGATCCATGAAGTATTTAATATCTTTTTCTTTTTGCTCTCTCTTTTGTATTTTAATTGCTTCATGTCTTTTTGCTTTGTTCTTAGTTCTAACTAAATCTAATGCGTCAAAATCTATAGCCATGTTATTCCTCGCTTTCTTTTTTATATTTTTGTGCTTGTTTATCTGTTTTAAAATAATTGCACTCATCACATTTTTGAATTTCATTATCCCAATTTTCGTTGTTAGAAATAATAAAATATTTATCATTACAAGTTTTACAATTCATTTATTCCTCGCTTTCTTCTTTTTCTGGTACTTGAAAACTATAATTCATTACAAGATTATCGTATTCATTCATGTACCAATTAACAGGACATTGATCTAACCATTCAAAAAATTCATCTGGCATATTATTTTCTATTTTCATTTATTACTCGCTTTCTATATTGTTATTATTGATACTATCATTAAAAATAAAACTACTACGCAACAGTAGAAATTAACATCTGTCATTTTGTCTCACTTTCTATAGTTCCCTCATCTAGTATTTCATGCTCATCTAAAGCATCAACTTCAACGTAATCACAATAACCCTCATTATGTTTTTTTGTTGCTTCATCTAAACTACTAGCTTCTATTGTACATTCTTCTCTTACTTGCTTATTGACATCACGCCAAAATATATATTGTTTCATTTATTTTCCCTCACTTTCTTTTTTAAATTGCTCATAACTTTTAGCGTTTGAATGCAAAATACCGTGATATTCCTCAATATAATTTTTAGCCTTGCACTCTCTCGCATACCTATCAAGTTGATTTGAAATATCTAAATCAATCTCATCAAGTCTTTTTTGTTTCCAATCTTTAATCTTCATCGAATACCCTCGCTAGTTTATTATATTTATCTTGTAACTTAAAATTTCTATTCATTAAAAGTTCCTCTCTGATTTCAAGATATTTTTTATCTTTTAATAAAGATCTTAAAACGTGTATCAAATCCATATCTTTATATTTTAGATATTGTTTTTTAGATGTTGAGTAATATTCCTGGTTGCTAAATTCAACAACGTCACAAGGTAGTTGACGATCAATATCTATTTTTAAATGCTCAAGATATTTTTTTAAACTATATTTATTTACTTGTTTTTTCATTACTGAACCCTCTCAATTAAGTTGTTTTTAATTGTAACTTTTGCGAACCATTTGCGCTGCGGATCACAACCAATTACAACACCATTTGAAGTGTACTCATCTTTAAAAATATTAGTTTCCGAATAGTCAAGCTGCGATCCTATATTGTTTTTAAGTTCCTTTTTTGTTTTATAATATAGACTTAGTGTCATATTGTTTTTATCCTTCCTTTTTAGTTAGTTTTTGTTTTAGTTTCTTTTTGCCGTAGGTTTTAACCTTCTCGACTATTATTGATGTTGTGTCTTTTTTGTAGCACAACAAACAATCCTTACATTTTTGACCAGTACAGTTTTGTTGATCAACATAATCAGTTTCAATAACTGTATTAAATGTCTTATCAAAATATTGAGGGGTCTTTTTTAATATATGATTTGTCAAGGGTGTTGAGTAAATCAATATTAAATTTTTTGGCTTATCATGTTTATCAAAATATGGCTTGATCACATCAAAGCGTTTTGTCCACAAGCTAAAAGTACAATGAGGATTTTTTAAAGCTATATTGACATAGTTCTCAAGATTAATTGTTGCTTTCTTTTTATCTAATGCTAATTCCCCATGAGCATTAAATCTAAAAAAGGCTGAATTGATAACTGGCAAGGCGTCTGGATGTAATACTTTTGAATTAAGCAAGTCAGTATTTCGTTGTAATGCTGGAGCCATGTTTTTTCTAAAAGTGTTTAACATCTCATGAGAATAGCAAAAAGTACAAATTACATTTTGTTTTTGCTCATTATATTTTTTTATACAATATTCATTTGTTGTAGTATTGGTTGATATAGCTTGAAAACCCTCAAGCTTACCCGTCATTTTGGATATATGTATCATTTTTTATTCCCTTTTTTTTTGTTTTCTATTGTTTTAATATTTGTTGCTTTGTTAGTAAATGCGTTATTCTGACGCATAAAATTTCTTAAAATGATCCTCTCTTATTTTTTTTATTTTAGATAAAATTAATGTTATGAATTTATCAAAACCATATTGACTAGTTAAATTATGATAAGTTTTATAATATAAAAGTTTATGCTCATATATTTCATTAACCCAATCAACTTCCTTCCAACATAATTCTTTGGCTATTCTGTCGGATAATTGCTCAATTTTTTTATTCATATTTCCCTTTTGTTGTTTTCTATTGTTATATTTTAACTTGATTTATTTTTATATTTGCCAAATTGTCGCATTAAAAAGATACAATATATCTTAATACTTGAGCCATGAAGTAAAGAAATATTAAGTATATAGTAATAAGCGTCAAATTTTGCATTAAGCCTTCTATTTTTTTAAATAATTTACTAAACATTGCTTAACCTCTTAAAAATTGGATCATTCATATAATTTAAAGCAACATGATTAATTTTATAATCAAAAATTTCATAACCTTTTAATCTTAATTGTGTATGAAGTTTATTAGCGTCACAATCTTGTTCTAAATAATAACAAGCGTTATTTTCATTATAAAAAGAATATTGAGAACCAATATCTTTTATATCTATATCTAAACCCTCAAGATCATATTTTGATATTTGAATATAACCATGAGATTGATTATCAATATATTTAAGCGTTATTTTTTTTGTCATTTTATTACCTTTTTTTTTGTTGTTTAGTTCAATTTAATTCATTGGTTAATTAATGGAACATGACAAATTGACGCATATATAGATTATAGTTTATAATGGTTCTAATGTTTAGAGAAGGTTGAAGATAGTTAAGAAGATTAAAAGAATAGATAAGGTTGAAGATAGTTAAGATCATAAGAGGTTAAAAGAATGCTATTCTTATATTGACGCGTCAGTTTCTGTTCTCACATCATGAGCATCGGATAGGTAAGTAGTATTGACCTATTTATTTAAAGGTTTTTTGTTTTACTATTGATAGTGTTTAATTATCGTTAGTAATATTCTCTAGCTTTTTAGATATATTTATAGAATGCTTGCTATGGGTACCCCCAAATTACTGGTGTCGTTTTATTATATATATATACATGGATAATTTCCACACCCATACACAGTCATACCCACAAACAACCCTGCACCCTTTTATCAACACTTTTCCAAATTTTATTTTTTTTATTGTTTCAAAACTTAAATACACTAGATGTAGTATATGGATTATCTTAATACCGAAGATTTAGATTGTATTGCTTATATTGATAAGAAAACTAATAATGTAGTTATTAGATTTGTTGGTCTCCCTAATGCGATAGCAGCAGAGCTGTTTACTGATTATGTAATGATGACATTAGGTGTAGATTATAATCCATTAGATAACAGAGAAAGATCTAAGATGGTACACTAATGAATATCAAGATCCCTTATACTCCGAGAAAACATCAATCTTATTTACATCAACAGATCAATAGATACAGATGGAGTGTTCTCGTGTGCCACAGAAGGTTTGGCAAAACAGTATGTATGATCAATCATTTGATTAGATCAGCATTGATGAGCAAGTTGAAGAATCCTAGATTTGCTTACATAGCTCCTACATTCAAACAAGCAAAGTCTATTGCCTGGGATTACATGAAGCAGTTCACAGCAAAGATACCAAACACAAAGTTTAACGAAACAGAACTAAGAGTTGATCTACCTAATGGAAGTAGAATAACATTACTTGGTGCAGAAAACTCAGATGGGTTAAGAGGTATATACCTAGATGGATGTGTCATAGATGAATACGCTAACATTGATGGCAAACTATTCTCAGAAATAATTAGACCAGCTCTATCAGATCGTAAAGGCTACTGTGTCTTTATTGGTACACCTGCTGGAATGAACAACAACTTCTATGATCTATACCAACACGCAAATGGTGCAGAAGATTGGTTTAACTACAAAGCTAAAGCAAGTGATACTAAGATTGTAGATCCAGAAGAATTAGAGAAAGCAAAAGAAGTTATGGGTGAGAAGAAGTACCTACAAGAATTTGAGTGTGACTGGATTGCAAACATAGAAGGTGCAATATACGGAGAAGAGATTAACAAGATTGAAGATAAGAACCAGATAGCTAGAGTTCCCTACGATCCCACTTTGCCTGTCTCTACTGCCTGGGATCTCGGTGTCGCAGACCACAGTAGTATTATATTCTTTCAACAAAAAGGAACATCAGTACAGATAATAGATTACCATGAGGAACGTGGTCATGGCTTACCTCACTACATCCAGATGCTAGAAGAAAAACCCTACATCTACAAAGATCATTTTGCTCCACACGATATTGATGTGCAGGAGTTTGGCAATGGAAAAACCAGAAGAGAGATAGCATATCAGTTAGG